CAAATTTGGATAAACCACACATTCACAAATCAAGGTAACTGCATATTTATCCTGATCCATCGAAGTGGACGTTTGCCGTGATCCCGGTACAAATTCTTTTTTCTTACAAGAGTTTTGCAATGCTTCATTTTCATCACTTGTAAGCACCTTAAGTTCCCAATCCATCGGCTCTTTTTTATCATTTAGAAATCTTTTTGATGCCACATATTTTACGTTTTCTGCTTTAATTGCGTTTTCGACCAAAAAGGCCTGTAAATTATCTTCTGCCATTTATATCAATCCTCTCCTATTGCATACCATCAAGCTGCGTGAAAGCTTCCGGATATTCCCAATCCTCAAAGGTAAAATCTACATCCTGCTCAAGCCAATCACCATCACTATCAAATGCAGCAATTACACCTTCATCGAGATTGCAGTCTTTTAAAATAATAGTCTGCCGTCCGGCAGATGAGGTTTTATCTTCATTTGTAACCTGAATATCAAAATATATATCTTCACCAGTATCTTTGTATTTCTTTAACAGCTTTGTAAACAGCGAAGTATTACTATAGATCGTCATTTTCCCAGTACCTTCGCCACCGGTTGTTTTGTGGCCAACGGTGGTACGTCCCAGGATTGGCACTTCTTTTTTTGTCTTTTTATATTTTGCTTCTAAGTTCTTCGCCTGCAGCAGCAAATAACGATTGCCTTCAACCGTTACAAAACAGGATGCCAGCTTAGCGGCCACGACATCCTTGGCAAGCATAGTCCTAATTGCATCACCCATTATATATATTCACCCCCTTCACTTACGCTACAATTACATTCATATAAAGTTTTTCCATACACATTGTAGGTTGTACCTGATATTCACTAAGTACAGCTTCCTTAGACTCACCCTGCGTAGGAATCGGCACATCGTCCGGAACAAAGTTCTGAATAGCCCGTACTCGTTGATATTCCTTGTGAAGTGCCACGATATCTCCCCACAGAGCAATGCGCCCATCTGCATCATTCTGCTCTTTACCGAGATAAGTCTTATTGAACAAACGTGCCACATCAATCGCAATCTGATCCAATACGCGAATAACCTGATTGGCTGAAAAATCTTCATTCTTCTTTTTAGTGAATGAAGTAAACGTATTGATATCCCTTAAGATATTAACGTTGCCAACAATATTTCCTGATACTGAATCTGTCACACCATGGAAAGTCAGCATACCATCTGTAATGGCTTTTTCAAGTTCCGATTGTTTATAGGTCGTATCAATCGTAAATTCACCGTCATAGGTCTTATTGGTACAAGACGCGTTAATGGCGCAAGATGCTTCCGCACCTGTTACCCAGTACACAGCCAATGCAGGAGAAACACCATCCTCTTTCACTTTATTTTTAATAGAGATAACACCTTCAAAATCAAACCCGCTTTTCCATAAATCACAGTTTGGAATTTCGCACCAACTGCATCGCGCATGCGCTTCGTAAACTGAATGAATAGGTCTTGAATGATACTATTCGTACCAGCATATCCCAACGTATTAAAATAATACGGCTCGATCTTATCAAGATATTCCTGATACTGTACGCCAGTAATCTCATCCCCATTTGTACCATCAGCAAGTGGTATTCCAGCCGTTGCTACCATTGCTGCAGTACGGATAAATACTACATAATCATTGTCTATCGTGTCTACCCAGCCACTTACAGCGATCTGCTTATCAACTACAGTTTTGGAACTATCCACTGCCATATAAGTCGTTACATCAAACTTGGTCGAATCATCGACATTTGCTGCGATGACAATCGTCAAATCATTGCCCCGAATCCCGCCATATTTCGCGGTAGCAATCGCGCATTTTGCTTTTGTTGCTCCATTATTGACACGGTAAAAATAACCCGTCTTGAGATTTTTAAACAGGTCGCGCAAACCCATAAGCTTATCTGCCGTATAATCATAGCCAAAATACTGCATACTCGATTTTTGAAAATCTTCCGCAGTTACCGTGAACACTTCGCCATCCGGTCCCCAATCAAGTTCTAATGGTATCGTACCGTAACCACGATCTGCAATATCTGTAGATGCCCGTACTTTACTGACAAAGTTTATATAAGCCCCCGGCAGCTTCTTGTTCTGAAACAGCCATGTGCCTCCTCCTAATGCCATACATCATTACCCCTTTCCATTGATTTTTTCTTTTACCGGATTTTTGAGAAATACTTCAATTTTTTTATCAGCTTCTGCCATTGTATATTCCTTGTCCGCTTCTAATGCGATCATGATAATATCACATTGTTCACGGTATTTTTTTGACCCTGCTAAGGCTTCCCGTGTATACGTTGGTTCCGTAACTGTTGTTGCCGTTTTTTCTTCATCTGCCATACTTAATCACTACCTTTCAAATGTTGCGTTTGTGTAAGCGTCTGCATTTTCGGAACTGGATCAAGCACCCGAAACACAAAAATATTGTAATTCACGAAAAAGTGCAGCACGTTATTCTGCACATTAGCAGACATATCCGTACCACGAATCAAGTCATCTCCAAGGTGAATATATTCCAGTCCCATAAACAGAGTTTTTTTGATTGCGTTACACTCACGTGTACTATTATGGTCTTTAGGAAAATACTGAATATCAAAGCTATGCGTTTGATAATATCGATTGCGTATCACAAGATTCTGTTCATCTGTCAGGTCAAGGATAAAAAAGCAAGGTTCTTTAAAGCCTTGCCTAACTTCATTGATATTAATTTCGTAATCATCACCAAATAATTCATATAATCGTTCAGAAATACCCTCTATAATCTCATTTTCCATCAAGCACCTCCTTGAGAAATGTCGCTATTTTCTTTTTGACGATTCTCGGCGCCTCTGCCTGTAGTTCTTTTTCCGAAATTGTCATCATAAACTGACCTTTTACCCATCCAGCTTTGAGCCGTTTTCCAATGGCCTGTACAAATCGCCCGGGTTCCTGCCGATGACCAAATTCCACATAACTTGCATACGATACCGGATTGATAATTGTAATCTGATAATTGCGCCCAACTTTATTAATCTTGAGCGACTGTGCATATTGCAAGGGATTTGCAACACTACCAGATTCTGCTTCGGCTTCTGTTTTAGCCGTCCATCCCCGTCGTAATACACCACCTTGCGTAATACGCTTTTGTTTTATATTGCCATTTTTCAAAGTGACCGTTTCAAAAGTACCTTTACCTACTGGCGTCCGCTTAATAACCTTTGCCAAAAAACGAGCCGCTAGTTCTTTGGCACACTCTTCATAAAACTGCTGTTTTTCCTCTCCATTTGCGGCTCTTTCTAATCGCTTTTGAAATGCTTTTAATTGACTAAAATCTGATTTACCCATTATGGATGCGCCTCATACAGATCAAGATTAATTTCCTGATGCGTTGAATAAACGGCTGCTTTCCCACTTTGCTTATAGGCTTCTGTACGACCGTTCTGCACCACAGTGATTTTACTGCCCGGCTTAATTACAATATCCGGTGATATGAATAATTTAATGGATTGTTCTAACGAATCAGCCGTTTGCGAAGATCCGGTTGCCGGTGCCGACGAATACGACACCCGACACGGTTCATTTTCATAGGCTGTGATATCTTTTTCTTCTGTAATATGCGTTTTTGGATCTGTAATTTTCTCATATCCTGTAACAGTGCAGCAACCTTCATATGTTTTTTCTTGGGCTCTTCTCGCCAATTGTCTGGCCCTGTCTATTGCACTTGTCATGGCCATCTCACCCGCCTATACCGATTTAGCTGTGGTGTGTAATTTTTGAGCAGTGTATCCTTGAAATTCTCATCTACTATTTTACGGAACTGCACCGTTGTATCACCTTCCTCAATTGATGAAATTGCCACCGGCGCATCAGTTTCGCCAATACCCTCATTCCTGTATAAATCAATTGCCATCCGGTAAGCTGTATGTAACAGCCCGGATGGCAATGTTTTTATATTGCAGTAATTCAAGATGGTTTCTTCTACATCTTCAAGGATAAACGCAAGATTTACATCCTGCGTCATATCTGAAATGGCAATAGCAAGCAAACTTTTCAGCTTATTTATCTCCAATACCATTTAATTCACCTCTTACGCTGTAAGCTTGATTGTACCGATAAAGAGTCCTTTCGGATTCGGCATTACCGGAATGAAAAGACCTGCAGCTTTTGTCCAGGTTGCTACCGGATCTGGTTCATTCCACATAACGGATGTAATAAACTGTTTTGCGGATTTTTCCGTCCAAGGGGCAACTGCTTTTTCTTCCGGAGTCACACCCCAGAGACCAACACCTGCCGTCTTGTTTGGCAATGTAGCAATACCGATAAATTTATTTTCATCAATATAGCGCTTTGCTACCAGAGTCTTATCTTTCTTTTCATACTGGTAACGTTCATCATACGTCGTAAGCGTAAAACCGTAATTTTCCTGCAAAAATGCGTTAAGCTGTGCCAGTGAAAGAAAGGTTCCCTGACCGTTCGTGCCGAGAATAGCTGTCTGTAACCCCTTATTCTTACGCATACGAATAAGCACTTTACTCGTTGTAATAACCGTATCAATGCTCTGTCCTAAGTCCTTTGCCGTGTCGATCATGGTTTGAATATCTCCCATAACATCCGCCGTATCCGCAGACCAGTCAAAAGCTATTTTATTTACTGACGGCACACCATAGTCTACCGTGAAGGAAATGTTATTTTCTTTCACTTTGATACTGCCCTGCTGCAAAAGATCACACTTCATAACTTCTGTGCGCGTTTTCACGGATTCCGAAAGGCGCGCTACATCATCGAAGATATAATTAATAATGTCGTTTACAGCTGATATCCCATTATCCTGCCACAGTTGTACACGTTCCGACTGATTGATTTTTTCTTTGATAAACATCTTTTCAAGCTTTACCTTTTCTGCGGTCGGACGCGTGCCGATATGTGCCTCACTGTCAAACGCATGCACAAGTGCCATCGTCGGCAGCATACGCTGATCTGAGAGACGATAAAACTCCGCATTAAGATTCGGTGTTTTATTATCAGGGAAGATCCTGTCTCCTAGGTAATTTCTTGTAACTGAAAAGCTCTGCGAAAAATCGAGCAGATCCTTCGGTTTAATAAGTTCTAAAATATCCATATTTCATCGTCCTTTCTTTTAGTCGCGAGTTGTTTCATCTGACGTTGTAAATGTAATTCCTGATGCTGTGAGCAGCGCAAGAGCCGTTTTTTCATCCGGCTCAGCTGGTAATCGATCTTGTAAAATACGCCCGGCAATGATAATACTGCCTGCGTGATCACCGTCAGTCACATCGACATCATCAAACAGGATACCAACTGCTGTGGTGTCATTTGCAGGCCAAATTGTACCCGCAGGCACAATCTTGTTACCATCCTCATCAGCAGTAACACCTGTCGCCGATACTGTGCAGGATTTTCGGATAAGACCGACTGCCGAAGCTAAAAAATTTGCGGTCGTAGAAGCCGCCTTCGTTCTGATATAAGACATAATTTTTATTCCCCTTTCTATTGCTGAGTACCGCCATTATTGGCAGTACCCGTCTGAACTGGCATAATCGTAGAGTTATAACGAGCTGCGAAGGATGCACCGACCGACTGTTCAGCACCAGCGCCGCCTTTGTCCGGGCTTACCGGAGTCATGCCATAAAGATTTGTTTTTGGCTTACCATCGTTATTAGGCTGCTGTGTATCTGCTGAAACATCAAACAAGAATTTTGTATCATCGCCCTCAGAAAGCTTTTTGACCTGCTTATCCAGACCTTTTACCTTGCCATCATCATCAATTTCAATATCATCAAGATCAAGCAACGCTCGTACAGCCTTGACATTTTTCGCTTTAGCCCCCGTGAGCACGGATTCTACAGCATGATCCAATTGAAGCTGCTTAATCTGCTTTTCATGCGCTTCGTCGGCCGTTTTATTGGTTTCCTGCAGCTCTGTAATTTTTGCTTTCAACGCTTCTGCATCTCCAGTTTCTTTTTTGAGCGTCTCAAGCTGTTTGTCCCTGTCTGTCACCTGCGTTTTCAACGATTTGTTAGTTTCGTTAACCTCGTTAAAACGGTCCTTTGTGACATACCCTTTAAATTCCTCTGCACTGGCTACGGCAACCTTTGTTGCAAGCTCCTCGCTCAACCCAAGTTTTATCAGTTCTTCTTTTGTCATTATATTTTCTCCCTTCAATACATTTTTTACCGTGGTTCATTCCACGCATACTGTCTCTTTGTTTACCGCCGGAGATACCAAAACGGCGAATTTAGGCATAATAAAAGACAGCCTATAATTAAGCTGCCTAAGTTTGGACATAATAAAACCACTCAGCAATTTCACTAAGTGGTTTTATTTAACATCTTTTTTCATTTTTTCAAGCGCCGCACACGCTTCTTCCGTTTTCTGCCGATGTTCTCGATAAGCTTTTTCCCCATCCGTATCATAAGGACTAGGCGGCTCATCCGGAACGTATACACAATCATTTTTCATTTGGCAACGTCCTTTCATACTTCCATTTGAATTTTTCAGCTACTTTGGCTATAGCCTGATGCGTATGTTCTTTCCACGCACTTTTCTTGTCTAATTCACCAGATTGCACCTTTGGTTTAAAAAACTCCATGAGATCCTGAATGGCTTTTTCATAAGTGGCTTTTAATATCCTATAATCTGGTCGTTCCCCATCACCAACACTTGCATAATACTCTGTGCCATCATGACCGATTACACGAAGACAATCTATACTCGGATACTGACACATGATGCTAAGATCCGCATCTGAAAATGCAGAACTCCCAGGATGATTATGAATACTGGTAAGGCTGCCAGTCGGTGCTTTGGATATGAAATCAACTAAATCCTGCGTAAGCTGGACTGAATTACTGTTTCCTGTCAAATCCGGATAAGCACTGGCACCTTTTTCATCCAGCCAGTACAAGCTCTCATTGCCTGTTCGTTTACCAAAAGCAAGTGCCTTTTTATAGGTTTCTTCTATACCTTTATTATACTTTTCTTCCTTGCTTTCAGCAATCGTTTTTTTAGAAATCTCCTGTGGTTCCGGCTTTACAAAATTCTTCTTCCACTCAGGATAAGACAGCTTTGCTGATACCATCTTTGTTTTACCGTTTTCATCGCGAGCGGCTCGCATATCCGCATGCTTTTCCTCATCCCCGAAATATGGAACGATACAGGAACGGCAACGACAATGCATCGGTGGTGCATTGGTACCCGTCTTATACTCCTTGAGTAGAAAAGTCTTTTTATCCATATGCTGACAGGTTCTTGAAGTACGACGGTCCAGCGTGGCCAAAAACTCATATTTCTTGACGCCCAGACGTTCAAAACAGTCGTGCTGCCCTTTTGAAGCAAAAAAAGCTGTTTCCGTCATAACCAGATTGCTTACAGCCGACTTTGCGACATTCAATTTTTCAGCCATCAGATCCACGACCTTATTCAAAGGTTCTCCCCGAATGGTCGCCTGTGTAAGTTCTGTCTGCAAAGTATTTAAA